TTGTGTTTGACGAGGTAATTAAGTAAGCCTGCCGTTGTTTTAGTGTTAGCTTGGTTGGATGGATTGGAGACACGCGCACAGTACGCGACGAGATCCTGTATGTTGTCGAGTCCCTTATGTGCAAGTTCGCCTCCATGAATTCGGCCACTCGGTTGAGTATAGCCTATTAGCTTAGCTTTCATTATATATCCTATTTAACAGATCTAAGTGGAAGAAATTCAGAAGACATACTATCCTGATAATCATTACTGTAATACTGACGAGTTACAGTGGTCTTTTTAACACCGCGGTCATGTTGCTCGTATGTTACAATATATTGTTTAATAATTTTATCTTTAGGTCTAGTGACCTCATTCATAAAGGGTCCAGATGTGTCGATTGTCATACTTGTCATACTTTAAAATCTCCAAAGTTCTTTGTTTCACGTTTATTGAATGTATTTATCGGTGTTGCTGGCATCGGCTGACCTACAAGGTTCTGGGCAGCGTCTTCTACATCATACAATCGCATACGAGATCTATCAACACCTACAATAAAGCGAGTGTTTATTCCAGTATCGTTGTATCTGTTTTTGAGCTGCTTGACGAGCATTTGTCCAAGTCCTTCGAGCTCTTCGTTTGAGATGAGAGCGAACATAAGATCCGCTGTAGCAGGTAATCCGAATGATTCAGACGTATCCTCGAGGCCGACATCACTCGAGCCATATCCACTTCTAGTTGTTTGAGTCGCGCTGACAATGGGGACATTGAACTCGACCGCAAGTCCTCGAATCTCTTCTGCAATAGATTTGATAAGGGAATATGTATTGATTCCACCTGATAGTCCCTTGATGCGAGATGATGCACATATGTTCAAGTAGTCTATAAAAATAATATCGGGTGCAAAGTTCTTCTTAAGTTTAAGTTCATTAAGCAATGCACGGAAGTGTCCTACGTGTGCAGAGCCGGTGGGGTATTCTTTAATAATAAGAGAGCCATCAGTCTTGCTGGATATCTTATTCACCTTACTATCAAATGCTTCCTTGGATAACTTCTCAAGTTGATCGATTGGCGTATTGAATAAGTTAGCATCAATACGCTCAGCGATACGTTCTTCAGACATTTCCATGGTCAAATACAACACATTGCTACCGCCAGTTAAAGCGCCTGCAGCCATATGACACATAAACAAAGACTTACCGACACCTGTACCAGCAAGAGCAATATTCAAAGTCTTCTTAGGTAAGCCGCCTTTAGTAATCTGGTTGAATTTATCCAGATCAAAAGGAAGCTTTTCTTCCGTAGTATGATAAAATTCATAACGAGCATCAGCACTACCAACATAGTCATGGCCGATGTTAGTATCAAAAGAAACACCTAATGCATCTGACAGAATTGTAGGCAGAGCATTCTTGGTTTGGTTCTCATCACGACCATCAATGATTTCAATCGACTTCATGATGGCAAGATAGATTGCTCTGTCTTGACACCACTTCTCAGTTGATTCTAGAAGCCATTCAGTATCAGCAGCTATTGGTTCCTTAATAGTATTAACTACTTCGTGCGCCTCAATGAAATTATTACCAGACAAGTTGGCATTGTCTAACTCAATAGACAATGCCTCTGGTGTTGGTAGCTTGTTGTACTTTTCAACAAATGCTACTATTTCATTAAACACGAACCGATTAGCGCCTTCGAAATACTCATTCTTAATGAATGGTATTGACTTGCGAGTAAACTCACTGTTTGTCAGAAGGTTCCTTAGAATCGTTGTCGGTAGTGCTGTTGTCATTATCATTTCCTATTTTATAATCGCCAGTCTCAAATGCATCTTCAAGGATGTGTTGTAACACACCTCCTATATGGTCCTGGAACTGTGGATTCCCATCGAGAGTTTCATCACCCTCAATAAGAGTCCACCTAAAGCTCAAGGATGCAATGCCCTCATCATCTTCAGTGATTTCATCAACCTTGGCGCTTACTTTACCGTACTGGTACTTAGTACCTTTCCACTCACCTGTAAGCAGTTCGACGGTATAGAAGTCATCCTCGTTTCTTTCAATGAATTTATAATCACTCTTGGCTATATTATACACTATTTTCCTCCGATTGTACATCATTAATTTCATCTTCATCATCACCTAACATTGATTTCAAACCAATGGTATAACGACTTTTGATGTGATCAGCAAAATCAGTTTCTTTAAAGATAGGATCCCAGAAGTCTTTGGTCAACGTATCTTTCTCACGACACTTAGGATCAACAAGCTCACCAGTATCACGATCGATACGACAGTACCAACCATTCTGAGGTTTGCCTACATAGTTACCTTCTAGTGCAACATCAAGTAAACCTGACATAGCTTCGATACCACCGTCCCACGTAACGGACACAGGGATCTTAGACTTCTCTTTAACAAAGCGAGACTTCTCAATATTGATAATGAAGTTGTAACCTTTGATCTCTTTGCCAACCTTTTCTTGTTGACGACCAATGATCCAGATGTTATCAGCACTATAGTAGATACCAGTACCACCGGATACCACAGCCTTACTAAACATTTCCATAGTCTGGTAAGTGTGATTGATGGCCAACATAGGAACATCTTTCATCTTCAGGTATGGAGTAATCATACGGAACAGACCTTTAAGTGCTTTCGCACGGGTCATATCAGCAACTGATTTCTCATCTAATGCATCATCTAATTCTTTCTTAGATGCAAGGTTACCAATAGAATCGATTACAATGATAACTTTGTCGTTATCTTCGATTGATTCTAACTGCGATACCACATCAAACTTTAGCTTTTCTACGTCTGTGATAGGCGTATGCAAGACACGTGATGTATCAATGCCAAACGATTCAAAGTATGTTTGAGGTGAACCAAACTCTGAGTCATAGAATAACATAATTGCATCAGGATGTTTATTAAGATATGACGCAGCAATGAGTAATGCAAACGATGTCTTAAAGTGTTTCGATGGACCAGCAAGGACTGTCAAGCCACCCGCTAAACCGCCGTCAACTGATCCAGACAATGCGACATTAATCATCGGCACTGGCGTAGATGCTACGTCTCTGTTTTTGAAAAGCTTAGATTTAGAAAGTACATCAGTACCTTTAACCTTAGAATTCTTTTTTAGTCTATCCATTACGGACATATATTTACTCCTATCAAGTTATCATTAGGTATATTATAACATGAATTGATCAAGTTGTACACCTTTAATTGGCGGTTTGCCCTGCCTTTGTTCCCATTCAGAATCCCAACCAGATCTATTCATTAAATCAGCTGGAACATGGTCGAACGTACCATTACCACGTGGTACATAGTTTTGACCGAATCGAACAAAATCACACATCACATCTTCTAAATCTTTAGCTCTTCCACCGGTTCGTTCAACCAGTAGATTCATAAACTCATCAGGCTTCCATCCCGAGGACAAACGTTTCATACAGCGAACTGCATTGTTGCCTAAGTAGGTATGACTGTCAACGTCAACGTATTGGGGAAAGTAATCAGAGCAATCCATAGAGAAAGCAGCGTATACGAAATTAAACTTTCGATGGCCTACTTCTTTGTTATAATCATTAAGAAAATCAACTATGTCTTTATGGCCGCGGGTTTCCTTTATTAACCAGGCCGTAAATTTATTTATCAATTCAGGTAATTCAAGTGCCATGAAATCAACATTTGAGACACCTTTTTTTGGTGCTGGTGGTTGGTTACCAATAGAGGTAAACAGAGCTTTACCCTGTGCTTTAAACATCACAAGGTTATCTGCCATCTCTTGAATGGTTTTAAACTTTCCCCAGTACTGTACTGCATTGTTACGGTATCCATGATCGCTCTCGAAAGATGCACCTGAACCCATAATCCGATGGCACAGGAATACATATAACCAGGTTTTCAAGTCCCATTTTATATTGTCATTACTCTTATTGAGTGCACGACGTTCTTCATTATGCCATCTATGTTTAGGTGATTTAGAACCGAACCACAGATCTTGAGGAACATTAGAAAACCCTGCAGCGTTACGCGTGAAACAATCGTAAATGTCAATGGTCTGCATCAGCGGATCATTAACTACTTGGTTTGCCTCATCTGACATATAATCAGAGTGTCCCCAGTTTACATTATTCTGCAGCCATTTGGCACGAGGATAATAATACTCTGAGAATACGTCTAGCGCTTCTTCATTCAACCAGCGGTTTTTCATTCTTGGCCCAATCTCTGTATGAATCAATTCGTTCGTATATAGTATCATCTTCTAGTATAGGCTCACCGCCCACGTTCCAGAATAAAATATCTTTAT